TTCGATGAGATATACGAAAGAGGCCTGACGAACACGGACCTCATTCAAGCGGTCAAGGCGAAAGCAAGCTCGGGCGAAAGGATCGTCGCAGACAGCGCCGAACCAGACAGGATCGAAGAGTTCAGGCGTTCCGGGATGTTGGTTGTCCCAGCAAAAAAGGGGCCGGACTCTGTGAAGGCGGGAATCGACTTTCTCAGGAGGCATCGAATACACGTTGACTCGAGCCGATGTCCGAACACGATAGCCGAAATTCAGACGTGGAAATACAAAGAGGATAAGGACGGAAACGTTTTAGAAGAACCTGTGCCCTTTAAAGACGATGCAATGGCGGCGTTGCGATACGCGACCGAGTCCTTGAGAAACGATAACACAATTCGATCCGGAAGGATCGATTGGTGAGGTGGTATCTTGAGAAGTTTTACAGAACTGATCAATGTGTTCTTCGGCAATTACTCGGAAGACTATTGCCGACGCAAGGGTTTGTTTCTGGCGTACGATTCTACGGGTGAACTGGTCGCGCAAACAAGGCAGATCGTGAATTATAATCAAGAACTCGTTAAATTAGACGCTGGGTATATCCTGGGCGGTTGGGAAGAGATCGTTATCGCAGATCGCCCAGAGTTAAAAGATGTCTTGTTAGATATTCTCCGTGACAATAACTGGCAACAAGTGAGGCTTAAAACGATTATTCAAGGATTGGTTCTCGGCACGACTGCTATCAAGATCGGTAAAGACGAAGACGGCAAGATTCGGATCGGTACGGTTCCGTTGTCCGGCGCATTGATTACGAAGCTCGATGATGGATGGGACATCGAATGGGTGACGTACGTTAACAACAAAGCGATCAAATACCGAGAGATATTCACTGATAAAGCATATACGCGATTCAAAGACGGCAAGATGGAAACAAGTATCCCTAACCAATATGGTGTGCCGTTGATGTTTATGGTTGCGAATCGAACATCCGTCAATCCTGACTTGGAAGATTGGCAGGGTGAAGCTGAATGGGAAACGATCCTCGAACAGGTAGATGAGATTAATTCGATACACAGCAGAATATCTCGCATTGAAGATCGATACGCGAACCCGCACATCATCGTTACAGGTGCAAGTTCCGCGGAATTAAAAAAAGATGCCAACGTTTGGTATAACCCGAACAAAGAGGGGCACATTAGTATCTTAGAATATCAAGGGAACGTTATTGATTCGATGCTGCGGCGCATTGAACTTCTGGAAGTTATCGTTAAGAACAAAATGCCCGAATTGATGCTTCAAGATATTTCCACGACTGCTTCGGGATATGCTTTGAAGTTGAAACTACAGACGCTGAAGAAAAAAATCGACGGTCTAAAAGACACGTATTTCCGAATATTCGAAAAAATATTCGAATTGATAATACTTATGGAAACCGGGCAGCACGTGGATGTATCATATAAGACAGAAGAAGCGATACCTGAAGATACCGACTCGATTCTGAACGAAATGATCACGCTGAATGGAATTGGTGTTGTGTCTTTAAGAACGATTGCGGATTCCTTGGGTTACGATTACGATGAGGAAAGACAGATGATAGCCGATGAGTATCGCGATACCTCCGCATGAGTCAACGGCGCAAGCGTTTGCAAGACAACTTATTGCATTGCAACTCCAGTACATTGACAGCCTTGAAATGTTATTATCCAGTCGGCGCACGATGTATCCCAAGACGATGAAAACCAAACTCCGAAAAGCGCGTGAAATGCTCGCTGAACAAGTCAAGGATTTTCGCGGGAAGTATTCAGAAGTGATGGTCGAAGTTTACGAAAAAACAATTTCGGGCGTAATAAAAAACGAGTTGAAAACTGCGATTAACTGGAACGCGATATCACAAAGGGAATTGGACAGGCTGAAACAAGCAGGATTGGCGTTCATGGACAATTATCAGGATGACATGATCAAGAAGATCAAGTCGCAGCTGTACGTCTCGTTCTTGAACGGCGAGAGTTATCTGGACGCTTACAATCGTATTAAACCGATCGGCAACGATCAATCGCGTCCGAAGATGATGATTCGTGATCAGATGGAACGTGTTTATCAATCGGCGATCGTTGAGGCGTATGGATCAACGGGGGATCCAGACGAATATGTGTATAACTGGGTTGGTCCTGACGACGAACGCACGACGGAGATCTGCGACGAACGGAAACGCGGGAATCCATACACCTGGGAAGAGGTAAAGTCGATGGATTCACACCCGCACATACAGTGTAGGCATCGGTGGCAAGCGGTGCCAAAGTAAAGAGCCTTCGGGCTGTTTTTTATTTGGCAAACAAAAGGAGTGAACGAAATGGCAGAGGGAAAAGAACAGAACACGCAGACAATGACCTCCGACACTTCAAATTCAAAGATGGGGCCGATAGCGGAACCAGCGAAGAATATCGAAGGTTCGGAAGATTTAAAGGCGGTTTCTGACAAGGCGGTTTCTGACAAGACTTTTACCGAAAAAGAAGTTCAGGCGTTGTTGCAACGGGAGTCGGATAAGAGGGTGACCGAGGCTCAAAAAAAATGGAAGGAACAGCTCGATTCTCTCAAGGCAGAAATTGAGATGGCAAAATTATCCGAAGAAGACCGCGCGAAGGAATTGACGAAAAAGAAAGAACAAGAGTTGATCGAAAAAGAACGGGAGATACGAAAGCGCGAAATGGACTTTGAGACAATGAGGCTTCTTGCGCAAGAAAAACTTCCCGCTGAACTGATCGAGGTATTCGAAGGTGTTGACGATTTAGAGAAGCGAGAAAAAGCGATTCGGCGATTTGTTGAGATCAAGCAAGAATCGGTGAATACAGCGATCAGGGACAAAGAACGCGGGTCTTTTCTTCCGAACAGTCATGCTGGGAAAGCGTTAACACGTGAACAGTTGAAGGCAATGACACCCAAACAGATTAACGACATATTCAACAGCAACCCCGAATTATTACCGGGGCTAAACAAAAAACCTTAAAAGGAGATGACAAAAAGTGGCATTAGACAATTTTATTCCTGAGATATGGTCTGCGAGACTCTTAGACCATCTTGACAAAAAACTTGTGTTCAAAGACCTTGTAAACACTGACTACGAAGGCGACATCAAAGGTGCAGGATCAACAGTAAAGATAAACCAAATTGGAGAGGTAACGATATCTGATTACACGAAAAATTCAGATCTTGGCGATCCCGAAACATTGACCGGAGCGCAGCAGGTTCTTAACATTGACCAAGCAAAATCATTCAATTTTCAGGTTGACGATATAGATAAGGCTCAGACAACGCCGAAACTGATGGACGAGGCGATGAAACGGGCAGCTTATGGAATCGGCGATGTGATCGATATGTGGATCGCTGGATTTCACTCGAGCGCCGGAATCAAGCTGGATAATAGTGGATCAGGTTATACAGTTGGAAGCGGTTCTAACGAGAAAAACGCTTATGATTTACTCGTTGAAGTCGGCGCCGAAATGGACGCGAAGAATGTGCCGGACGTTGACCGCTGGGCTGTTATCCCGCCTTGGTTCCACGCCGCATTACTTAAGACTGACGAATACAAGCAAGCATGGCAAGATTACATGAGAACAGGAACGATCCCAGTCGTTGCTGGAATGGCAATAAAGAGATCGAACAACCTTAAAACATCTAGCACAACTTATTACGTCTTAGCCGGAACCAAAGGCGCGATATCTTACGCAGGGCAGGTTGCTACAATCGAACCTTACCGCATGGAAAAACGATTTGCGGACGCCGTGAAAGGTTTGTATGTGTACGGTGCGAAAGTGGTTCAACCGAACTGTTTTGTAAGAGTATCAGCAATTAAAGGAACATGAGGAGATGATGAAGATGCGTAAGATTACATTTTCGTTATTAGTTGTCTTTGCAGCGGTGGCGCTTATTGCCACTACGATCACGCCGACGTTGATCAGCAAAAACACGATAACCGCTGTCACAGCTCAATCGTTAACCGCAAGTGGAACGATGACGTTTTTGTACGAAGAAGACTCAAAGATCGGATTCTTTGTTGCGCTTGCCCCGACTGACGCGACAAGTCCGACGATTACGCTCACGATACGCGCCGGGGACTATGACGGGTCCGGTGAAGGGACGATTTCCTTGATTCACGCCACAACCGCGGCGCTTAATTACGTTATACCACCGCTGGAAAGCTGGAGATTTGTTCAGGCGAGCGACACAACCATCAGCATGTATTTTGAAAGCGCAACAAATACCAGCATCAAAGTATATCCGTTCAAATTCTGGTAAGCGTACTCGAGAAACGAGGTGATCGGCATGGCAGAGTCGAACTTAACGGCTTTGCGCGGATGGATCGTAGACACAGACAAAAAAATGTTTGCTGATGCAGACTTGACAAGAGTTCTAGAACGTAACGGTGCGATTGTGGGTGGCGTAGATGTTGCGATGACACCCAAGATGCTTGATCTTTCTCGGGCGGACTGTTACGAAATGATCGTTGGCGATCCGGTGAGATGGGCAAGTTATTCTGTTGGCGGCTTGTCCGAAACGTATACCAAGGCCGAAATAATGCAGTTAGCATTACAGTTACGGTCAAGATGGGCGTGGGCGAGCGGTGATTTCACATGATCGCCCCGCGTTTCTTTTCATCGATGACGTTCCGGCGGGTAACGGCGCAAGGCACATTTAATACTATTACAGGAGCAGTTACTGACACGACATCAGACGCGACTGTTTACGGATGTATTGTGCCTTCTGCCCCTCAAGACATATCAAGAGGTTACCAGTTAGGGAGTTACAAAGGATATTTCGTGAGCCTTGTCAACAGACCCGCAGTCGGGAAAGATAAAATTATCGTCGGGTCGGATACGTACAATATCCGATCCGTAGAGTATTGGAGCCAGCGCGACGTGTACGTACTGGAGCTTGTGAAATGATTACGATGACGTTGACAGAAGAATCAAAAAGGCAGTTCAAAGAAGCATTGGCTCAAAATAAAGTTGCGGTTGAAACGGCATGCGAAAAAGCACTCCAGAAGTTTGTTATATTGCTTGAAGCACAGGTCACGGATAGAATTTCGGAGATGAGCACGGACACCGGGCAACTGCTTCAAAGCGTATATCAAAAATCGCGAGGGCTTGAAGGCGAGATTGGTTCGACAGCCGCGCATGCTCCATATATCGAGTTTGGGACAAGACCGCACCGTCCCCCGTTTCAACCAATTTATGAATGGGCATGGCGAAAACGGCACGATTTTGGGATTAGCGATGAAGACGTGTATCCATTCACGATGGCCGTTATAGATGGGATTGCTGCACACGGAACTAACCCGCAATTACATTTTACCGAGACTTTAGACGATAACGAAAAACGATTCAACGACATGATAGTACAAGCGATTAAGGAGGCGGTTGGATGACTGCCATTATTCCTTACCTCAACAAAAAGTTCCAAGACACCTTAACGGCTGTAAGTCTTTCTTTTGGCAACGATATTGATCTTACAACGCTTACCGAATACATACTGATCGAATATGATGGGGCCGAATCTGACTCGGGCGTTACTGCGCAAGAACAGACGCTAAAGGCTCACATAACAGCATATTCGAGAGGGACAAACGCTTACAGTATTTACACACTAACTAAAAGGATAACTGATTTGCTCAAACAAAAGCTATCACTCAGCAACGGCGATGTTGTACGGATAACTGCCTTGAATACAGTATTCTTAGACCTCGAAATCGGAAAGAAGTCTGTAACGACAGCGCGGATCAACTATTGGAGGTGACGAAGTGGCAGTAACGAAGAACAAACGGGATGGCGTGCTATCGATAATTGATGGGTCGGCTGTGGAAACAACTATCACGTTTTGTGAAGGCGATTTCACATACAACGAACCGAAGAAAAAAGAACCGATTGTTGTCAAAGAACGGACTGGCGCGCTGGCGCACATTAAGAGCAATGATGCTTTTAGTGGATATGGCCAATGTTCCTTCGCATTTAAGTATGTTGATAAAACGATAAAAGGACTCATGTGTAATCCAGCGACGACATCGGCAATCGAGGCGGACAAGATCAATTCGCGATACAAAACCGTCAACGTGAAGATGATACTCAAAAGCGAAGCAGGTGCGACGGAAGAAACGCATACATTATACAATGTTTTCTTCGACCCAGGAAAAGTCGTATTCAAAGAATCTGGTGAATACAGCACTTTATCTGCGACGGGTATTATCTTCGGTAAGATTGACACCGGCGTTCGAAAATTTGTGGACGTGACTTAGGAGGTGACGAAGTGGCAATAACTAAGAACTCAAGAGATGCAGAGTTAAAAATAATCAGCGGCGTCGCGTCGGCATCCGCGACTGCGCTTGCCTTTCCGGAGGGTGATTTTACTTACAATGATCCCGAACAATCAGAACCGATCGCGATAAAGAATCGAGCCGGAGAACTGGATCATGTGAAAGCGAATGATATATTTAACGGATTTGGGAAATGCTCTTTTTCCTCGAAGTACGTGAATAAAGATATTAAAAACGCGCTCTGTGATCCAGATGCGACAACGGCAGTAACTAACGACGGAATTCCTGAAGAGTACCCGACGGTAAACATTGAGTATGAACTGTATGATCCGGTAAGCGGGGACCTAGAAGAGACGATCAAACTGTATAATGTTTTCTTCGATCCCGGGGATGTTGTATTCAAGGAAGGCGACGAATACTCAATATTGACAGCAAATGGTATTGTGTTTGGGAAATACGACGCAGTCGCTTTTGGTGAAAGACTCTTCTCAGAAACCGAAACCGCTAAGTAAGGTGGCGGATTATGGCTTCCTACGGAAAGAGGGATGCCTACATTAACGTTATATATTCAGGCGAAACGATAGCCCTTCTTTTTGCGGAGGGCTTCTCGTTTAACCTATCCCTCGAACTGTTTACTCGAAAACCTCTTACATCGAAGTTATATTCTCATCGTGTGCTTGGCAGAAAGATATCCATAGCGTTTGATACACTATATCTTGATCACTTTTACTCAGTCAACCAATACGCGACACAACTGGATGAATACGGGCGGGGGGTATTGGGGCAATGGGCCTTTGGCGACGCGTGGGTATACAGTGACGGAAGTATTCCCGCAATTCCGGACTTACAGGAAAACATCGCGACACTCTTCGACTATCTGGCAGACAACGAAAAGGTATTCAATGTTGAAGTGATCGACTATTCAAACGGCTCTAAGACGTTGTGTCATCATACACTATTCAAAAATTGTCGAATAGAATCATTAGGTCGAAATGACGATTCGGTTATTAAAAAGAATGTGCGAATGGTCGCGGAAGACCATGAGAATATTGCATAAAAAGGAGCGATTAAAAATGGCAGGATTCACAAAACAAGACGCAGGAATGTTTAATCAACGATCTGTTTTTCAGTTAAAACTAGATGATAAAGTGCTTGATATACCGATCATTTCACTTTCATCCAACATTAACGACATCATCTCCGAAGAGCTTCCTTATCCGCAACCGCCGAAGAAGTTTATCAAGGCGACGAAGAGTTTTTCTTGCAACTACGAAGACGAAGAATACCTCGAGCAGAAGGCGAAGATTGACCGGTTGAGAACCTACGCAATGGTTATTCATGGGATCGATCAAGCGCAATTTCCGATCGAAGGAAACACGCTATACGAAAAAATTGACACGCTGATCGGCACAGGTATTCCGATAGGGTTCTTTGCCCAAATCGCCGACGCGATTGGAGAACTGAGCGGCATCAGCCGCGCCGAGTTTCGATAGCGCTTACGAGATATTCGGTGGAGACGAAGCGGTCGAGACAGAAGAAGTCCCGCTTAAGTTCGCAATTTATGAACTTGCGGCCGAATACTGGCACGTTCCTAACGTGGAAGAAGTGATCGCCTCGATGGATAAGAGACAACTTCTGTATTGGTTGGGATATCGAGCCGTGAGATCGAAGATCGAAAAGAAACGTGTAGACGAATCAAAAGACAAGGGCAAGGGGAGGTGATGACATGGCAGTAGAACTTCCGGCATTGATCGCGAAGATAAAATTGGACGACAAAGAATATACACAAGGAGTTGCAAACGCTCAAACGAAGTTGGAAAAGTTTTCGGATAGCATGAAAAGCGCTTTCACATCGATGGAACAAGTCGGAAAAGCTGCGTTGGTCCCGTTTACAGCGATTACTGGCGCGCTGGGTGGATCTTTGAAAGCCGCCGGGGATTACGAAGCGGCGATGATACGCATGGCAGCCGCAACAGGTGGAAATGCCGAAGAATTAGCATTCTACGAAGCAACAATAAAAAAAGTCCGTTCTGGTTCTGAAGAGACAATGGCGACTGTCGCGAATGTAACAGCTAAGGCTAAACAGTTAGGGTCCGAACTGGGCTTGACGAATGAACAAATCGGCGAGATCGTTCTTGTATCCGAAAACCTTTCCACGATATGGGGCGGGGATATGATGACGACGATGCAGGGCCTCATGTACGGGATGACGGGATTTACACGAGGACTGAAGCAGTTCGGTATTTACGCGACAGATGAACGATTGCAAATGAGGTTGGATGAACAGGGGATCGAAAAAACCGTTGCAGAATTAAACGAACTCGAGAAGGCGCAACTGATTTATCAGACGATCATGGAGACGACAGCCGAACAATTAGAACTCGCCGATGCCGCCGGAAGCGGCTTTCTCGTGCAAATCTCCCGTGTGAAAAACGCGTTTATTGATCTAGGATCAGCGGTAGGGCAAAACTTCCTCGGTGATTTTGTTGAATCATTGAAAACCATCGGAGATAAAATTATCGAATTATCTCAAAACACAGAGTTTACGAAGTTGGTTTCTCAAGTGCTCGAAGTGGGCGCGGCTGTTACGGGAATTAGCGTGGCAATTGGGGTTATAGGTAAGATTGGAAATTCTACAATTTCGGGGCTTGGGAGGTTGTTCGGCGCTAATGCGAACCCAATCTTGCAAATGGCGACCGCGGTAGGGTTGCTGCTAACGAACATGGAAAAATTCGAAGCGCTCTGGAACGGGTTAAGAGATGGTTTAACCGCTTTGCTAGGTTCTTCTGAGTGGGCAGATATGATCACGAAGGTCGCTCAAGCGCTGACATTCGTCGTTGCGATATCGCTCGCGGCTGATGCTGGAACTAAGCTGATGAACTCGATTCAGTCGATGATGTCCCTCGCGGGCGCGAAAGGCAGCGCGTTGAAAGGTTTCGTTGTGCCGTTGCTGATAACCGTCGCGATAGGGTTCATCGGGGACAAGCTCGCCGATCCGATCGCGCAGGTCGGGGACGCGGTTAAGGAGAGCTTCCGCGTACAAGACGACGCAGAGATCAAAGCCGGGTTGAACTGGTTACAAACCGAGATATATAATGCCGCAAAAGGCCAGAACGAATATATGCAGAGTATGGCGTTAGAATTGATTAAGACTGCAAGTGGCAAAGGATTCCTTGGGGAAGGATTTCTGAATGACTTGTACGTCGTCGTTTCCACAGCGACATTTCTCGTTGTGGACCTATTATCAAAAATCCCTGAATGGTTGAACCAACTGGGTCAGATGATCCGTGAATGGTTTGATGGGTTTATTGACAGTGTCCCGGGACTCCGAGGGCTTATGGACATGATCACCGGCAAAGGACAAGCCGTGCAAGACGCTGCCACTGCGGTTACCGAACTACAAAACACACTTCCAGACAGTGCAGGTTCGTTGGGTACAGTTATGGAACAGATGAACCTAAGCGCAACGGAGGCAGCAGAAGCAATTAAGAGCATATCAGACATCAATATCACACCGGAAATGCAGAATCATCTGAACGAAACATTGAGCAAAATGGCGACCGTGGACGAACGGATGAACTATCTCGCGGAATACCTCTTCGGGATGAACATCGAAGCGCTCGCGGCTGTGATGGAAACCGAAGAACAGATGCTTGCGATTTATGAGGCTTTGAGCGGTTTTTTGGTTGAGACGTTCGATAACAAGACCTACAAGCTGAAAATAGAAGGCGACCTAACCGCTCTCGTCGCGCAACTTAAAGCATTGAACCTTGATCTCCCGGACTTACAATTAACGGGAAAAAAAAGCGGCGGTTATACTGGAGCATATCCTGAAGATCAAGTCGCCGGAGTCGTACACGGTGGCGAATGGGTAGCGCCCGCGTGGATGGTTAAGCGATTCCCGGCGCTGTTTGATGTTCTTGAACAAAATCGCAGAGGGTTCAAACTGGGTGGATATGTCAGCGGAGGGTTCGCTTCCGGCGACGGGTTATCGATGATATCGGCGCTGGGTGGTGTTGAACAGGCGACGATTAACCTAAGCGAAGGTGTTGAAGAACTTAACACCTCGATGTCTTCGTTGGTCTCTCCAGGGTCCACAGGGTTAAGTGAATCAGCGGATGCCGAGCTATCCGAGAGTATACAAAAAACGCAAGAAAAGCAATCGACAGCCTTTTCAAAAGCCCAAGATATGCTGATCAACTTCGCGAAAAAAGTATTCAACACGATCAAAGACTTTATCGTTAACCCACTCAAAGAAGGGATTATGAAGGTACTATCTCCCGCGTTCGAGCGTTTGCAGGAACCCTTGTATCGTCTTGGGTTGATACTTGGTGAAATCCTGTTGCCAATTGTCGAAGCGCTGATGCCTGTGTTCGAGGCGTTAGCGGTCGGGTTGGCTTATGTTGTTAACGCGATTATCGGACTCATCAACGGGGTTATTTCGCTTATCAATATGATCCCTTACGTAAACATCCCGTTGTTGAAGTATATCGACATCGGAAAACTAACATCAGGGATGGGGAATAGCGAAGAAGAGGAAGAATCGTCTGGATCGACGACGGCGGGCTGGCATCAGCCAATCACGAATAATTTCACGATCACGTTTACTGGAAACACTGTGCTTGACACAGACGATAAGAGTCTTGAAACGCTTTCTGATGCGCTTATTCGGTATTGGAAGGATAAAGGGGTGAAGGTATTCGCATGAGCTATTACGCGACTATATCAAACGGATCAACGACGACTATATCATTTGATCCTGACGATCTCGACGAAGCACCGACGGATTCCACGATCGAAAATCGCAGTGTTACTGGCAAGATTTACCGGACGCGGGTTAAGATTCGGCGCGCGTGGGATATCTCATTTTACTGTGACAAAACTGACAAAGAGACCCTGTTTTCTCTGCTGGAAGAAAATACGGTATCTGCCTCGATTGGCGGGCAATCTTATACCTGCGTGATGAACCTCAAGGGATGCCGGGCGATTACGCTGGTTTTTGGGGAAGAATATTACAAAATCGATATTAACCTCGAAGAAGATGGTACTTGATGGATGTTAAGGTAGAACGGAAGATTTTCGGTGGTTGGCAAGACGTAACAGACTATTGCGAATCAGGGCGGGTATCCTACTCCCGTCCCTTTTCTTCTGTGGGTTCGTCGGTTGCCGTGCTGGATATCCACGAATCAAGCGAGGTAATCGCTTACACGAATTATCCGAAGGGGCAGACCATCAGGATAACATCAACCCGAAGGAACGACCAAGGATTCCTCGACGGTTCCGTTTTGCTTTTGGGGAAGGTTGAGCGGCATTCTTGGAGCGAGGATAACAAAAGCGTTAGAGTTACGGTAAAAGACCCGCTGTATTTGAAGTTAAAGGAAAAAACAGCCGGGATGCTTTTTGTCGATAAAACGTTTACCGAGATTGTTACGCTTGTCGCGAACGAGATCGACTTTTCGGTTTCGTTCTCTCCGAACGCGTCTGGGTCATATGTCGAACCCGAGATCGGATATTATTACATTGAACCGGAGACGACTTTCGAGGAAATTCTCCGGCAACTTGCAGACGCGACTGGTGGGAGAATCTACGCCTCTCCGGGGTTGGAAACGCCCACACTTGTTGTCGAACAGGGTTGTCTAATTGCGGATGCGTCGATCTACGATCCAGATCCGTATGTGGAAATAGGAGCAGATGACGCGGCGGGTATTGCGCTTGAATACCCGCCTCGCGCGCATAACCGATGGGTTATTGATTGCCACACAAAAACACACAAGATCGATACCCTGTATCTGGCGACAATTGATAATGGGTTTTCAATTCCTTCGGGCGGCGTTGGTGTAGGAGACAACGAACATTATATCGAGTTCGAAATGCCTGTGCTGAAAGTGATCGCAAACAACATTGATTTCACAGGATGCCCCGATGTTGTATTTGACGCAACTACGTACAATTCCAACTTCGTTGATAGCAACCCTGCGGGATATCTGATTAACCCTAACCGATTACGAGTGAAGTTTACGAACTCATCGGGATTCAGCCGCGAACTGCTGTATTGGAACATGAAGATTCAAGGCGTAGACCAGCAAATGATCGAAGTTGCAATTGACGATTCGTCCGAGGATGGGTACACAGAGGAATGGCTGTTGGATAGCCCGATAATCGTCGAGGACGAAGGATGGAATAAACGGCGAATGAACTGGGAGAAAGCCTTTCCGCAAGAAGAGCTGTCTTTTACTGTTGTTAACCCCGCTATCGTCCCGCTCATTGGTACATGGGTCGCAGAACACAGTGATCCTGGTTATACGATCGATTACGACGGTGCGTTGATCGTTGCTGAGTCGTTGGAATATTCGATGGATAAGGACACCTGGGAGATATCGGGCCGCGCGGATCGGTCAGCTTATGACTCGACAGTATGCGACTCAACGACGACATACGGCCCGACTGTGCCGGAAGGTCAATCGACACCTTCGCTTGCAACACCTTCTGCGCCAACGCTCTCGTCGGAATCAAGATTAGATAATAAAGTATACCTATTGATTACAATAGCAGATGCGGGAGAATATGAAGCGAGGGTGTACAACAACACACTATTCGCAGAACAGACATACCTTAACATCGTAGGTGCAACGAGCCCGTTTGTCGCTGCTGTTTGTGTGAACGAGAATCAGAGTTACAAAGCATCGATCCGGCATATTGCAGATGGAGAAGTTTCCGAGTGGTCTGATTGGTCCTCAAACCACACCACAACAACAAGCGAAGTTCCCAATGCTCCCGTACTGGGGTCACTCGAAAAGGCCTACACATACATCTCAATCGTTACTGCTACGTGGACTCATACCAAAAAAGACAATCATTCGCACTATGAGGTTGAAGTCTACGAAGGGACTGGGGAACAAAAGAAACTCATCGGTATATATTCGACCGTTCAGCAGACGTTATCGCTCCCCGTAACAGAAAACATCCTTGTTTCCGTGAGAGTCCGCGCAGTCGATGTGAATGGCAAGGTGTCCGACTGGTCAAACGAAGAGACGACGACATCGCTTTATGACACGGCGGCACCCGCGACGCCTACGAGTGCCGAACTTGTGGGATGTGCGACTGGAATTCTTTTCTTCTGGGTTGCTTCTTATGATCCCAAAAGATTGTATTTCGAAGTGC